CTCCGCGAGTCGGGCTTCAAGTTCTGCTTGTCGCTGTTTGGCGGCCTTGACCTCCTTACGCATGGCGATGAAAGCCTCCTGCGCGTTCTTGGTGGCCGACTTGAGCTGCTCGGGGAGTTCCTCCACGGGCTCGGCGGGCTTCTCAACCGGCTTGCCCCCTAGGGCGGCGGCGAGATCATCGGCGCTGGGTACTGCCGGAGCCTTGGCGGGCTCTGGGGCGGTCTCGGGCTTGGACTCCGGGGCCGGTTCCGGGTTGGATTCAGCTACCGGGGCGGGCTCGGCGGGTTTGGAGGCTCCGAGGCTACCCGACTCGAACGCATCGCGCATGGCGCGGGCTGCGTCGAAGGTCATCGTCCCTCCGGCTTCTGCTAGTTCTCCTGCCGCCGACGAATCGGCAGTAGGTGTGGGAGCCGCGTTAGCGGCATCAGGGTTGGTTTGTTCTGTCATAGATTTTACTCCTCGTCAGCCACGAGGGAGGGCATGAGATCTCTGTCGGTCTTGCGCCTGGCGATGGGTTCCGCCAGAGCTTCGAGCATGTCGAGCGCGTGGTGAAACCCTTCCCGGCGGGCATTCTGGAACGCATTCCATTCGAGGAAGTCGATTCCTTGGGGCACGGTCAGTTCCGTGGGCTTTCCTAGGGTTCGGACAATATCCAGAGCGATCTGGAAGACGGGTTGGTTGACCATCTCGCCGTAGGACGAGACCAGTGCTTCGTTTTTGCGGAACGACTCCGCGGTGTGTTTGGGCATAAATTACACGATTGGCTTGCCGGCTTTTACGCGATCGCGCATCTGAGCAAGCGTATAGGGCACTCGGTACTGGACGTGGGGTTCATCGACAAATTTCCAAGCACCGCCCCACTCTAGGGCTGGGAACTTCGCAACGATCTTCCCGATGTGTCGGTAGAAAGGGCTATCCTCCAAATACTTGCCGTTCGCGAATAACCCCAGATCGAGCGATAGCCCGAAATTGTGATTGCTTTGGCCGCCTCTGGCCCTTGTAACTATCGGCCCTGGCGCCGTTCTGCCTTGGGCATAGAGCTTATCCTGCTCTGCCCAAGTGCGGGTGCCGGAGATCGCTTTGACCTCCACCCCTTTTTCCTGAAAGTATTTTTTGCATTCGATCAGGAACTCCCTCATCACCGGCTGAACTTTCGGCAGGAGGGTCGCGATATTCTTTTCGGATCGTTCGTCAATCATGGTGTCTTTTCGGCAAATCTTTGAACAAACTTGGCGGTGCAGACCGCCCCTAGGGCGACTTCCATGAGCCTCGCCACTTCGGGGGGCACGTCATATCCGGTGAATAGCCAATGGCCCACCACGGCAGTCAGCAGGCCCAACACGATGAAGAACCCGAGCCGCGTTGTCGAAAGAGAGCCGTCCGGTGCCTCCAGAGTTCGGATGATAAAGGATTTCATACTAGGAATTTCCAGCCCGTCTTCAGGCCGATCCCCGCAAGGAGGACTCCAGCGGCCAAGATCGCAATCCCCCTCCAGAACCAAAGTTCCTTCAAAGCCTTGCGCTGCTTCGACCAGGCGTTCTGAGCATCAGCGACTGCGGAGTTCTTCTCGTCGATTGCTTCGTTGAGCCGATCGGTCTGCTCGGCCACCTCCTTTGCGTAGCTCCCTAGGGCAGTCTGGGCGGCTGTCAGTTCCACCCTCAGTTCGGCAATCTCGGGCTTGAGTTCAGCCGGAGCCTTCGACTCCAATCTCTCAGCCTTGGCTTGAGCCGATGACACACTCGCCCAAGCCTTTGTGACCGAGGGTGGGGAATAACGGGTCACCGATTCACGCTTCACGGCACACGCTGAGAGCGTCATGGCGATGGCTAAGATTAGCGTGATTCGGGTCATTTCGTAAACGAATGCTTCAAACCATCGAGCAAATAGCCTGAAATAGCTCCGATGGCCGCCGCGAAGCCGATCATGTGGGAGCGGGTGTTCTCCAGATGCTTCAGGCGTTCATCATGCTTCTCGAAAGAGGCACGGAAGCTATTCTGGTTCTCCAAAACAACATCCAGTTTGGTCTCTAATCGGACTAGGCGCTCGAAGTCTTCGCTCATGGTTATGTGGTTATTACCTTGGATTGGCGGGTTAGCAACTATTATTTTCGGTTAAACAGGTAAGCCGCAGACACGGCGATATAGATGACGGCACCCGTGATGTCGTCATCCTTGTAGCCTTTATGAACGAGTTCCGTCCGCGCCTCTTGGTAAGCGATCTGAGTCAACACGACGCCGGGATAGCGGGTATCCCGTTTCTTGGTGACGGCTCGCTTAGAGGCTGGGTAAGCCCGTAGGAGAAGCCAGAGGTCGCGGAGGAGTTTCATTATGCGGAGGCGAGTTGCTGGACGAGGGCGCGGAGTTGTTCCTGCTTGTCGCTGGGAAGTGTGGCGGCGAGTTCAAAGAAGGCGGCGTTCTCGGCCTTCACACGATCCACTTCCTGCTGGGTGTAGGAGTCGAGTATCTCGTTCACACGAGCGAGGAGGTAGGCTTCGGGCGTGATCTGCTCGGCACCCTCGACGCTATTGAGTCGGGCGACGATGGCGGTGAGGCCGGAGAGTTTGGAGGGGTCGATGGAGAGAGTCATAGGAAAAGGCTGTTAGGCTGAAGGCTGAAGGCTGTTAGGTTCTGAATCTGAGGCGTCCTGCTTGATCGCCGATGCGAGGACTTCGATGGCGGTCTGGATGGCGATGAATCCCTGTCGTGAGATCGCGTTGAGGTTGCGAGGCTCAAGAGCTTCGGAGATGAGTTGGAGGGCTTGGGCTGGGGTCATGTTTTGCATAGGTGTTTAGGCTGAAGGCTGAAGACTGTTAGGCGAGGGCCACGGATACAAGGGTTCCTGCATTATTTGCCCACAGTCGGATGGTTCCGCTTGTCGTGTTGCGGTGGACTTGCCAGTTGCCGTTCGTGATCGTGGTCGTCGTCGGGTCTGTGGAAGCGGAGGTGTAGTTACAGGTCGCTAGTCCCGAGATATTGCTTCCAACAAGAGTCATATTGGCGCCAGTCGTGAATGACCGAGCGTTAATATCGACCCCTGATCCAGCAGCGGAGAAGACTACACCTGAACTCTGCGTTCCGATCATCAACCTTACGCTTCGCCCAGCCGTCCCCGTGCCGCCCGCCTCGGTGCCGATTTCGAGGAGGTTGCTGTTCCAGCGCATGAAGCCGCGCTCGAAGTTGGATGCGTCTGTGAACGTGTTGTAGAGACGGAATGCCTGTGCATTCGTGCCATTTCGCAGGGCAAGCGTGTTGGCTGCATCGCGGGCGAGGATGGTGTCACCACCCCCAATAGAACCCGCCGAGGATAAAAACTGTAGCGTACCACCTAATCCTACTACTCCGTCGAAATTGCATCCAACGCCAGAGGATACTCGTGTGCGAATGTTCCAATTTGTTCCGGAGCCTCCAACCGATATTGTTGGAGATGCTGCGACCGTATCTATTATAGAAAACCTATTTGCTCCACCGACCCTCAATGCCAAAAGTGTCGATGCGTCCGTTGCAGCAGTACGAGTAACATTAAGCAGAATACCTTGAGCGGCCCCCGTGGTGTTCCATGTTCCCGACAAATCCAGCAGCGGGGTCGTATTCGCTCCCGTCACGCTGTAGGAGGCCGTCAGGGCCGAGGTGTTCGCGGCGGCGGTGATAATTTGCCGAACGCAAGTGACGTTGCCTGAAGAATTCAATGAGCCACAGATAAAACCGTTAGTGACTAAACCATACCCGTTAGCATTAAAAAACCACTCCCCCCCGGTGTCAGGGTTAATACCTCCCACGTTCAATGAATTCACATACGAACGTATCTCATCCAGTTCTCCAAGGGTGACGCTGGAAAATCTTACGTCGTTTGCCTTATTCAGCGACTGATCAAATGTCTGAATCGTCGGCTTGTTGAGGATCTGCGAGACGCCGCTGGTGGAGTTCCAGTCGCTATTGACTTGGGCGGCACCAGCCCCCGTCTGGTCGAGCTTGCCCGTGAATGGATTAAAGACCCAAGGCATCAGAGTGTCGTGGTAAGGGTGAGCAAGTCCCCGTTGGCGTCATAGGTAATATCCGTTGTGGCGACGAGCGTTCCCGCTGAACCCCCCGACACAAACCCTTGGTAGTATTGCACCTTGGTCAGTTTCCCCGATGTATTGGTGCAAACGACGCGGTTGTGAGCCGGGATGGAGAGGCCAGCAATCGAGGCCGCACTTGCCTTCGTCGCTGCGACATCAGCCGCAGTCGTGGTCAGGAGCGCGTTGGTTGTATCGAGTTTTCCTTCGACCTGATCCGTGTTGAGTTCCAACGCATCGAGGGCTACCCCTCCGATCTGGAGCTTACCACTCCCATCTACTGCGTTGTAGAGGAGAGAATTGATCTTCTGGAGACTCCGTTCTTTGGAGTCATGGTCTTTCGGCTGTGCGCCTTCGATAAAATAGTTAGCCATAATTATTTCATGCTCCTGTTTTTGCGACGGGGGATTGCCGCCAAGTTCTGTCTCCGGTTATCCGAGGTCTTCTTATTTCGGTGATGAACGTCCTTTCCATCCCCTTTTTTGACCTGCCCTAGGGCGGCCATTTTACGACGGGCCGCGTTGCGTTGAGCCCTGCGTTTCTTTTGCTCGGGGCGTGCCGCATAGGCTTTGTCGTAGGCGTAGTTCCGGGCGGTCATATCTGCCTTCCTCCGGCTATTTCTGGAACCGCTGGCCGGCCCAACGAAGCCACCTTTGCGGCAGTCTCGGCATCGCGAAGTGAGAACTTTTGGGTTGCTTCGGCTTGCTTCAAAGCCATTTGAGCCCGATGCCGCTCGACATCCATTTGGAGTTTGGCCTGCCTCTCGGCAATATCCTGCTGTGCTTTTGGAGATAGTTGCTGGGCTTCGGCAAGCTGACGCTCCATGTCCGCGACCCGCGCCTGTTCTGCCTGCATCACACGCTGCTGTTCGGCCTGCTGTGCCTTTGCCGCGTTCTCCTGCTGTGCGGAAAGCTCGTCATTGAGACGCTGTGAAGCCGCGGCGAGCTGTTGGAGGCGCTGGCGCATGAGGGCCACTTCGTCATTGCGGACTGTATCCTGACCCAGTCCTTCGAGGTGCGAAGCCAAGTGGGGGAGGAAAGCCTGAAACGCTTGGGCCACTTTGACCGGCTCGACAACGCCCTGTGCCGCCGCCTGCTCCAGTTGGTCACAAGCGGTGAGATGGCGGGATGCGTGAATGAAATGGTTCTCTCCGGGGCTCACTGGGATCTGAACCCCGTTTCCGAGATCCGTATTCTCTAGGACGGCGATCTTGTCGTCGATCGGAGGGCGCATGGCCGATCCCGGCGCCGGCAGATAGCGATCCACGACTTCCTGACCGAATCGTGCGGCAATGCGGTCGCGGAGTAGGTTCACGCGGCCACGCTCATCGAGGGAGCCGAAGATCTGCATGGTCTCGTCAATCGCGGCCATACGCATTCCAGGCGAACCGAATCCAATAGCCCTGACCGGCTCGACCCGCTCGACGCGGTAGATCGCCTGCTCGGGCACTCCTCGGGAAAGACACCTCATCCGGAAATCAACCGCTTCGCGGCCTCCGGGCTCTAGGGCGGTGTAACCCTTGCGCGAAAGGCGCGAGTAGATCTCAGTCAGAAGCCGCTTCCAAGGATGATAAAAAAGGTTGATGGATGCTTGAGAGAGAACCGATTCCTTCTGAAGCTGCGCTCGGATCTCATACGCGGTTCTGGCCTGACCATCCCGAGTCGTGGAGCGGGTCTGATAAGCCCCCGTGTTGTTCTGAACCTGCTGAGAAAGATCCCCTAGGACGGGAATGATATTGTTCTCAAAGTTGGGAACCGCTTTCTCGACGATCTTGAGCCCCGGAGGGAACAGCGCGTAGGGGCCTGCATAGGTCAGCGTGAGATCTTCCAGCGCCCTAGAGGAGCTGTCGGTCGGCTGGACGATCAGCGATGAGGAAAGCAGGGCTCCATCGACCATGCCGCAGCGGAGGCGGTTCAGAAGCTGGATATGCGGATAGATCCTGAATCCGAGTCCGCGGATGCCGTGGTAAGTTCCATTTCCTACGCCATAGGTGAAGGTTACGAAGCATTTCGTAGGGCTGTCAAAACGGTCGGGCCGCTTGAACAAGAACTTCTCAGTCTCGCCGTACTCCGTGCCGATAGGGTCGCGGAGGAACATGAGGTGAGTCACCTTTCCGGAGAACTCGCGCACCCACATGTGAACCACAGTGACTTTCTTGCTCTTCGCGTTCCCGTAAAGTAGATCGTTGTTCTTGAGCTGAACCTCCAGTTTCTCCCACTCGCCGATGCGCGGGGTCTGTTGCTCCAAGCAGGCACGCATGAGGGCTGCCTTCACCGTGGGGACATCCCACCCTAGGGTCTTGGCGACCTCGGGGTGGCGGATGTAGCTGTAAAGCTGGTGGGCCTGGTACTCGCGCTCCACGGTAGCCACCTCGATCTCGTACTCGTTGGCTTTCGTCCCCCTAGGGATGCGGAACTCGCCGAGTCCGGCTACCCGCCAGCGCCAATCGACTTCATCCTCGAAGTAGGAAACTCCGACGCCGTGTGAAACGAACTGGTCGCAGAGAATCTGGTGATTGAACTCGAACTCCTGCCATTCCTTCAGTGTTTCGTGAAATTCTTCAGAGAGGATCTGGTTCCACTCGGACTGCTGTTCGGGTGTGCCGTATGAGGTCTCCACGCGGGCAAGCACGTCAACTGAGCTGGTCAAATCGTAGTAGCCAGCGAGAGCCTGATCCTTGATCGCGGCGGCCTCGCCGAAGTCGATATTGGTTCGGTCACCCTGACCGATCTCCACGAGATCCGCTTGGACGAACGGAGGTGCGCCGTTGAACATCCCGTCGATCAGCGAGCGATTTCTGGAGGAACCTTCGTCGCTTTTGCGGACGCTCTCGTAAACATTTCGAGCGGCGTCCACCGTCTCGATACGCATCTTGGGAGCGGCTCCGGTAACGGGGTCTAGTCCCTTGACCTCAAGGGGATGGAGGCTTGCGTCAGTCATTCCGTTTCTTTTTTGGGGATAGTAGAGCGTCGATCAGAGAGCCGTCCTTGCAGCCGTGGATGACGGCTACGTCCGTGGAAAGAACCTCATCCACGCTGGTCTCGTCGATCGGATCGCAGGTGATCCGGCCAGTGCCGGCGACCTGATAATTCTTTGTGCGCCAGTTGCTTTTGATCTTCTCGGAAACATGGGCCTGCGACCGGATCTCATGGCGAAGGTAGACATCCCAAGGGGCCGGTACGGGAGGCTCAGAGTCCCAGCGGATATACCTCCAGAGGGTGCTCCGCTTTCCAAAATCGGCGGGATACACGCAGGAACCAATCAGATGTTCCCCATCGTGCGTCACAAATTCTCCCGTTTCGGGATGCACAAGACGGGTTTTCTGAACCGCGCCGAGGTAGTGTTTTCCCGAGGTGTTATACTCAACATCTATTTCGTCGAGCCACGATGGACGAAGAGGAGTGCAATCGGCCTCAAACCAGTACCAAGGGAGTTTATTGCCCGATCTCCAGAGATGAGTCACCGTTTGGTGAAAGAGGTGATTAGCTGAATTAGGCCATCCGATCTCACATTCGGTCTCCGGGACAAAGAGTTCGGTCGCACCGAAAATCCCAGTCAGTTTTTCCCGGATCTCGGAGGCTTCTTTGACCGTGCTTCGGGTGCCGACAACCAGGAGGCGATGGCGCTCGACCCCGCCAAAAGAGGAGATCAAGCCCGCGACCTTGAACGCGAGAGCCTTATCACTCTTTGAAACGGGGAATACGCACAACATGAGGCAAAGGTTACGGGGTTATTATCTTTTTGCAAGTTGAGTTTTACCGTGATCGACCTTCTTTTCTGACTTTAACTTCTCCCGGAGTCGCTTCACTTCAAGCATCGACTGAGCCTGCTCCTTCTTCTCGATGAGGTACGGGGTTACTTGGTTCAGTATCGCCAAGCAATTATCCGCGTAGTAACAAAGCCGGTAGATGGTGCGTTTAGACTGCCCCTCTCCCGTTCTTCGCCGTGATTTAATCTCTCCCCCATAGAAGGATCTGACAAATTTCAAAGGGCCGGGATGACAGGTCTCCAAAGTAAGAGTTGGCGTGTTGTACCAGCCGATGCATCCCTCGCCGTCAAGGTATCCCGCCATGTAGGCGAGTTGAACTTTTGTAGGGGTCATTTCATCATCCTCTCCAAGGTGTCTTTGACCGCCTTCTCGACAAGACCGAAGACTTGTTCGCGGCTATCCCTGAGAGAGAGCGATGGTAGTCGTTCGACTTGCTGGCGATCCACTTCCTGAGCGGCTTCCTCCACCCCGGTAGGGGTTGTTGGGAAATCTCCGCTATTGAGCAAGAAATTAACAGCTCCTTTGTGGGCTCTGCCCGAGAAGGATAGTCCGGCTTTGTTTTTGACACCCCACCCTCCGGGAGGGAGCACGTTCCGATCAATATCGGGAGGGGGTACATACGCCGGGATGCCTAGCGACTTCACGCCCCCGTCGAAACAGTATTCGGCGTTCACTCTAGGGAGGAGGCAGTCGCATACCCAAAGACAAGTCTCCTGTATCACTGGAGCCCCCAGCCCTAGGGCAACCGCCATCGGAGAACTTTGGTTCCCGATAAAGACATCGGCGGATGCGATCAGGCGGGCCAGTTCCAGATAATTCCTGGTCGGGAGATACTCGGCATCAAAGCCAAGTTCCCAACGGAGGGCCTGCGCCTCTTCAGGATGACCCACTAAGAGCAGGCGGTCTTGGAATTTCTTGCCGATCTCGCGCCAAGGGAAGTGCGGGTTCTGATACCGAGGGCTTCGGTGGCAAATCACTCGGCCATCGGCTCGTGGATCTGACTTGTCCACGTCGAGCCAGGGCTTGAAGTCAACCGGCTCCCCCAGCCAGTCGGCCTGTAGCTCCACCAAGCTCAACCCGTAGGGAAGTCCGCCGCGTCGGAAGGTGCTGAAATCCACCACCTTACCAGAAGCCTCGCCGTGGGTTACGCTCTCCACATAGTCCTGAATTTCAAGAAGCGGCTTGAGCACCTGAACCCGAGCGTCAGTCATTGCGGCTGTCCAGGGCCTAGAATTCAGAAAAAGGGCGCCGCCACCAAGCGATCGCATGGCGGGAAGCGCGTAGAGGACATCCCCTAAATCGCCACTATGGAAGAAGTTCATTGTTTCTGCGTGGTTCCTCCGCCGGTTCCGGATCAGTCCAGGGGTTTTCGGCCTCTTCCATCGCCTCCTCGACAAGATCAAGAGCCGTTCGCCAACAAGTGCTGGTGACCGCCGCGATTCGACGTGTGGAACCGGCGTTCAACTCGTCAATAATGACCTGATAAATTTTCAAGAGGTTGCGGGGTTATTATGTCCTTAAAGAGTTAAAGTCAAGGGGCGGCTTGTCCTAGGGCTGAACTTTTTCTCCATCGACTGACGCCACGATGAGTTGCACCCCGGCCTCCTTCCTGCGCCTCCCTCCTGCGGGGGACGTAGGCCGAACCGGCTACGAACCACGTCCAGCATGACAAAGGCGGCGTCGGCGATGTCTGGGCTCCGACCGATACGGGCCTTCATGTCGCTCTTGCTCTCGACGACGACTTTCATGTTTCCGCTCTTCCTTGTGTCGTAGTTTCGGGCAGTCATCTCCTGGGCCAGATCCGGCCCGATCCCACGAATCTGCCCGTTCTGGATGAACTCTTTGGCCCCAAACCATAGCTCAGAGACACGGTTCACATACTTCTCATGGGCCGGAGTCGGATCGTATGCCGACAACTGCCGCTCGCTGGCGGCCCCGCCGAAGTGGACTCGAAGGAACTCGTTGACTCCGGCGACCTTGGCGAGTGCGTCACAGAAGGGGACTCCGCCACCAGTCACGTCCACGCCGACGTTCCTCCAAGGGATCTTTTCTTGTTCGATGATTTCGCGAATCTTTCGGGCCACTTGGAATGTCCTGGGCTCGGGATCGCTCGCGTCGTCCTCGATGAAGTGGAACTTGTCGAAGCTCACTTGTTCCGAGCCATCGGCATTAGTGCCGTAGCTTCCGGTGTAGAGTACGCATCGGTCGCCTCCGGCCACGAAGGAAGGGTCGATTCCGGCAACCCGCTCCACGCGGCCACGCCAAGTAGGAGGCTGATCCGCCTTGAACCGGATGATTTCCGACTCCGAGTAGATCGCCTTGCTGACTGCCTGCGGCGGCCAGAATCCTCGGTAGTCCCGCCAGAACATCGGGGAATCCTCACCGAGTCGCTCCCTCGCTTCCTCGATCTTCTCCCATTTTTGAATGGGCCACTTGTTCTCCCGCTCTAGGAAGTTCGGGTTTCTCATCGCGTCGAAGTGAATACAGACACCGCCGAACTTGGTTTCCCACTTGCCGGAAGTGACCGAGATGCTGTTCCAGCCGTCCTTCGGTTCAGAGAACTTGCCGAAGGGGTCGTAGTAGGAAGTCGGGTTGGCCGCGGCGCAGATGTGCAGGAACGGGTTGTTCGCCAAATTGCTCATGGCCGTATCGAGCAACGAATGGGAAAGCTCGCTCAACTCATCGGCGGCAATGAAGACTCGCGGGGCCTTCATGCCTCGCATCTTTCCAGTCACTTCCGCGGTCTTCTTGGCCTCTGCCGGGATCAAGTAGATACCCGCCTGCTCCATTCGCACGCCGTCCTTGACGACATAGATCGAGGGGGTGGGCGTGTCGGCCAGCTTCGCGGGGGCAAATGGTTTGATTGCGGGCCAGTACCGTTGCACCGAACCCCAGACACGTTTCTTCGAGTCGCGGATCGAGGTGGAAGTGAGCAGCCCGAGCGTGTGGAACGGAGCCGAAAGCCAGTTCAGCAACGTCCACACCGCCATAAATTCTGACTTGCCACTCGAACCGCATCCCGCGAATCCCACGAATTTATTGGTGCAGCACTCCCACAACATTTCCTCTGCCCAAGGATGCCATATGAAATGCTCCGTCTTCTTGTTGAAGATCATCATCGCGGCACGTCGGAAATTATCAGCGCGAGCCGTTCCATCGTTCGGGCAGTTGCGATAGGCGGTCAACTCGATAACCCAGTCTGCGGTCTTCGGGGGGAAGACCCATCCGTAGCGTTCGATGCTTCCGGCAGGAAGTTGGGAGACGCGGGGATCATCGGCGGCAATGACGCCTAGTTGTGTATTTTTACTCATAATCTGGTACAATCGTGTGACAGGGAATTAGTGACAAATGTAAGTTGCTGATCTACAGAGAGATATTTTTTAGTGGAACGATTTCGAATCCCGTTAGGGTCGCCATTTTTTTGTCACCAGTTAGGTGACATTCGACTTTCTTTCAGAGTAATTGAACGGGTTTGAACATCGGGTGTCTAAACCAGATATGAATTTATTATTGATTTTGTGGCATTTTGCTACAAAAAAGGTGACAAATTCTGGTGACAAAATCAACCCAGTGACAAACCCCAAGACATGAAAAAAACGAGTAACACCAAGAAAGACACGACAAAAAACACGAGTGAATCCCTCGGCGCCGTAAAACTTTTTTCGTACCCCGGAAAAGACTATCCGACGTTCCGATTGACATGGCAATCCAACGGCATCACCAAGCGCCGCGATTTCCGAAACAAAGCCGCGGCTCGTCAGGAAGCCGAAAAGATCAACGCCGAGCTTGATCCGAGCCAGCCCGACGCAAAGACCAACCAGCAGAACGAAATCTTGGAAGTCGGGCCGGTCAAGATCTACATCTACCAAAACGGCGAGTACCCGCTGTTCCGTCTTCGCTGGAAAGTCGGTCGGCGCACGTTCCGCCGAGACTTCAGAAACGAGGAAAGGGCCACCAACGAGGCGAATCGCATCGCGAGTTCCTTGGCCGCTTCGGACGGTGCCGCCACCAAGGCTCACGGAGAGGACATCATCTACTTCCTCGAATGCCAGCGCAGGCTCGGGAAGATCCCGCTCCATGAAGCCGTTTCTTTCTACCTCAAATACCACGAGCACATTTCCGGCGGGGACGCCAAGACCTTCGACACGGTTGCCCAAGAAATGATCGACTCCGCAAAACTCCGGAAGGTCGGGGATCTCTATGTCAGCCAACTGGAGTACGCCAAAAAAGTTTGGGGTGGGTGGCACGATGGCCGAGCGATCAGCCAATGGTCGGCAGAAAAAATTACCGATTGGCTCCGCAAAGGCTCCTACGACCCGAAGACCAAAGAGCAGATCTACAGCGACCGCACGCAGATCAACCTCATCCGCTGCCTGAAGAGCTTTTTGCTCTTTGCCAAGAAGAAGGGGTATATCCCGAAAGGAGCCGATCTCCCCACCGAGCAGGTCGAGACCCCGAAGGTTCGCGACAGGACTCCCGAGGTCTTCAGCCCCGAGGAACTCATGCGTGTTCTCATCGCGGCGGACAAGCGGGCGCTTCCATACTTCACGATCATGGCGTTCGGTGCCGGACGCCGAGCAGAAGTCGAACGGCTTGAAGCCCGTCACATCGACCTCGACGAAAAGCTGTTGATCTTCAGCCCTGAGATTACCAAGACC